AGCATGCCCGTAATTACGGAGTTTTCCGGCAGGTTTCCCCCAAGGGTTTCCCAAAACCCCATCCCAAACCCCTGTGAAAGTGTGGCAAAAATGTGGCAAGAGTTATCTCGCCGTAATTGCCTAAATGGAGTCGGATATTATGGTAGTGTGCATTTTTGCGAGGTGAGAGAATGAAGAAGGGTGCATGGAAAAAGAGGATCGTGCAGAGCATGACCGATGCTGGCACTCAAGGCAATTTCTACGAAGCAACTGTGGACACACTTGCGGACATTCTGGAACGGCGAGACGAAGCGATGAAACAATGGAAGGCAGAAGGATGCCTTTTTTTGATTACCAAAGTTTCGGATCGTGGTGCTGAGAACCGTGCGAAGAATCCATTACTCGGAATCATACAGGAATGTGAGCGTGATGCTCTCAGTTACTGGTCTAGCCTTGGATTAACTCCTTCATCGCTGAAGAAGGTATTCAAGGAAGAAGAGAAAGAGGAAAAGGGCAGAAAGCTGATTGATGCCCTTAAAGCGATGGGTGCTTAAAAATCACGCTAAACACTGGAAAGAAGTAATGGATTATGCGACAGGTGTCAGCAACGGCACTATAGTTGCAAACGAATATCGCAAAAAAGGTATCGAGCGTTTCTTGAAAGACCTCAATGATGACCGATGGGAACTCAAGCCGGATGATGCAGATTTCTGTATCAATATGATTGAGAGTACCTTGTGTCATGCACAGGGCGAAGCGATAGATGGATCGCCATTGAGAGGAAAGCCATTCACACTGATTCCTTATCAGAAGTTCATCATCTACAACCTTGTTGGTTTTAAGATGAAGGGAACAAATCTTCTACGATTCCATGAAGCACTTATATTTCTGCCAAGAAAGAACGGCAAAACATCGTTCATTGCTGGATTGGCATGGTCATTGTCACTGCTGTTCAGAGCCAGCGGAAGTAAGTGCTATATCGCATCATCAGCATTGATTCAGTCACTTGAGTCATTCAATTTCCTTGCCTACAACATCAAGAATATGGGTGAGTGGGATAAGGATGGTGGCTGTGTTCACATCAACGATAACCACAATGAGCATTCCTTCTCGGCAACATTGCCGGATGGTGGCTCATTTTTTGTTAAGGCTCTCGCAGCTTCCACTGACAAGCAAGATTCCCTAAACGCTTCGTTTACAATTTGTGATGAACTACATTCGTATAAGACACCGAAACAGTACAATCTTTTCAAGGAATGTACCAAAGCCTATAGCAACAAGTTGACTATAGGAATTAGTAGTGCCGGAGATGATGAACAAGGCTTCTTAGGTCAGAGATTGAAGTATTGCAAGCAAGTTCTTGATGGTCTTGCTACTGACGAGCAGTATTTCATCTTCATCTGTGAAGCTGATGCTGATGAAGCTGGAAACATTGATTACACCAATCCGCTGGTGCATGAGATGGCAAATCCTGGATATGGTGTGACTATTCGCCCAGCTGAGATTCTGAACGATTCATTGCAAGCACAGAACGATCCGCAACAAAGAAAAGACTTCTTTGCGAAGTCATTAAATGTGTTTACGTCTGCCATGAAAGCGTGGTTTGACATTGATGAGTTCCGAAGGTCGGACACACAGTACAACTGGTCTATTGAGGAATTATCCAAACTGCCTATACGGTGGTATGGCGGTGCTGACTTGTCACGCACATATGACCTCACCGCAGCTTGTCTGTACGGTCAGTACCAAGGTGTGGACATCATCATCACGCATGCTTTCTTCCCTGTGACCGAAGCAGTGCATAAAGCTGATGAAGATGGCATTCCACTGTTCGGCTGGCAAGATGAAGGCTGGCTGACGATGTGCAATTCTCCCACAGTGAACATGGGTGACATTGTGAACTGGTTCATTTCCATGAGGAACATGGGATTCAAAATCTCGCTCGTTGGACATGACCGAAAGTTCGCTGGGGAAGAGTATTTCCCCATGATGAAAAAAGCTGGGTTTGTCATTAAAGACATTCCTCAGTATTTCTATCTGAAGTCACAAGGCTTCAGACACATAGAACAATCCGTAAAGAATGGCAGACTGTACTACATGCATTCAGAAGCATATGAGTACTGTGTAGCCAATGTCAGAGCGATTGAGAAGACAGACGATGCCATTCAGTACGAAAAGGTTCAGCCACAGCACCGTATAGATTTATTCGATGCAAGCGTATTTGCCTGTGTTGCCTATCTTAACGGTGAGGAACGGCAGAAAAAGGTAGGGGGTTTCTTCGGATGAGCAAAAAGCGAAGAAAAAACAGAGACAGCTTCAGTGATGCTCCTGTCGAAGCACCGAAGGTAGCCTACGTTTTAGGCTCGGATTTTGAGAATCTGTGTGCTGGCGAATATACCTCACTGGACAAATGCCCCGACATCATGACTGCATGTCGGACATACGCTGAGTTAATCGGGTCGATGACAATCTATCTGATGGAGAACACAAAGAAGGGTGATGTGAGAATCACCAATGCTCTTTCAAGACAGATTGATATAACTCCCGAAATCAACATGAATCGCTCACAGTGGATGGAAGCGATTGTCATGACACTGTTGCTTTACGGCAAAGGAAACGCTGTTGTAGTACCACATACATGGGAAGGCTTACTGAGGTCACTTGAGCCAATTGCTGCTGACAGGGTTTCCTTCATGCCGGATGGGATTTCCCGAAGAGAGTACAAGATCTTGATTGACGGAAAGGTCAGAGATCCCGAAAGTGTACTTCACTTCGCATTCAATCCCGATAAGCATTACCTGTGGAAAGGCAGAGGACTTGATGTATCACTCAAGGATTTAGCCAATAACTTAAAACAGGCATCAGCAACAGAAAAAGGATTCATGGAATCCAAATGGAAACCGTCAATCATCGTCAAAGTTGATGCCATGATTGATGAGTTCTCATCGCCAGAAGGAAGAAGGAAGATCCTCGATGACTATGTAAGATCTTCAACCGTGGGTGAGCCATGGCTGATTCCTGGCGAACAGTTCCAAGTAGAGCAAGTCAGACCACTGAGCCTTGCTGACTTGGCGATTAAAGATACAGTCGAACTAGACAAACGGACGGTAGCAGCCATCTTCGGTATGCCACCGTTTTTACTTGGTATCGGAGAGTACAACCAAAAGGCATGGAACAGCTTTATTCAGAACAAAGTCAGACCGCTGTGCGTAAAGATTGCACAGGAGATGACAAGGAAGCTGATTACCAATCCTAACTGGTATCTGAAATTCAACACACTCAATCTTCTCGATTGGGATGTGGTCACAATCTCACAGGTCTTCGGCACACTGTATGACCGTGGTGTTGTAGTCGGCAACGAAATCAGAGACAGGCTTGGTCTTGATCCTATGGATGGACTCGATGAACTGAAGGTACTGGAAAACTACTTGCCTATCGACAGGTTAGGAGATCAGAAAAAACTCCTACAGAACGGAGAATAACATGACTGAGTTCAGAGTTATCGAAGGATACCCTACATACCTTGCGTGTTCAGATGGATACATTGTTAACTCCGAAACAGGTGCGGTTATTAAAGGGACACCACACAAGAAAACAGGGTATGTAAAGGTCGCACTTTACAACAAAAAGCATGAGAAAAAATTTCTGTTGCTTCACAGAGTGATAGCTAAAGCATTTTGTGAAAAAGATCCAAGCAGAAACGAAGTCAATCACATTGACGGAGACAAGCTGAATAACCGTTCTGACAACCTTGAATGGGTGACAAGAGATGAGAACTTGGAACATGCATACAAAAACGGACTTATGCCGAATTTGACTGCAAGCAAAAAGGTTCTCGCAATCAATATCGAAACTGGCGAACGTGCTGAGTTCAGTTCAATTTACACTGCAAGTAAACTGACTGGAATCAGCAAAGGAAATATCTGTATGGCTTGCAAAGGAAACCGTCCGTATGCTGGCGGTTTTTATTGGCAATACAAGAACGGAGAATGATATGGCAAGAGCAGCAAATGGAAAAGTTATGGAAGAACGCTTTGTTCCGATCCATGAGCTTGAAACAAGGAACGATGCTGACAATGGTGACCTTTATATCGAAGGTTACTTCGCTGTATTTGGCGATATTTACAAAGTTTGGGAAGGTGCTACCGAAAGCATTGCCCCAGGTGCGTTTACAGAGTCAATCAGCGGAGATGTCAGAGCGTTATACAACCACAACGATGATTTGATTCTCGGACGGACATCTGCCGGAACGATGGAACTCCGTGAGGATTCTCATGGTCTGTGGGGAAGAATCAAACTGAATCGCAATGACACAGATGCAATGAACGCTTATGAGCGGATTAAACGTGGAGACATCACAGGCTGTTCCTTCGGGTTCGACATCGAATCTGAGGAAACTGAATACCACGATGATGGCACAGTTCACTGGACTATCACCAAGGTAAATCCTCTGTATGAAATTTCTCCCTGTGTTTTTCCGGCTTATGAAGCAACCAACGTATCTGCAAGAGGTGAACAGCTTGAGACACTGAAACAGCGGAGACTCGAGATCCGCAAAGAAGAACTTCGCAAGAAGTTAGGAAGGACATCAAATGGCACTGAAAGCACTGATGCTGAAAAAGAAGATTGACCAGCGCAAAAAGGCTCTTGATGAACTGGTTTCAAAAGCCAGCGAAATGGAAACAAGAGAATCCGAACTTGCGAAGGCAATCGAAGAAGCAACAACTGATGAGGAAACAAAAACGGTCGAGGAAGCAATCGACCTTTTTAATTCCGACAAAGAAAAAGTCGAAGCTGACAAAAAGGCTATCGAAGACGAGATCGCCGGACTTGAGGGCGAACTCAAAGAAGAAGAGGAAGCACAGGACACCACTCCTGTTGAAACTCCTGTTGAAAAGCCTGTTGAACAGGCAGAAAGAAAGGTAAACGCTATTATGAGCAAGAGAAACATTTTCGCAAAGATGGATGCTCAGACACGTTCTGCTATGTTCGAACGTGAAGAGGTCAAGAACTGGCTGGGTGAAGTTCGTTCTGCTATTTCCGAAAAGAGAGCGATCACCAACATCGGTCTGACAATCCCCGAAGTATTCCTCGGTTATCTCCGTGAGAACATCGAAGACTACTCCAAACTGCTGAAGCACGTTAGAGTTCGTGCTATCTCCGGCGAAGGTCGCATGGCGATCATGGGCGGTCTGCAGGAAGCAATCTGGACAGAGTGCTGTGCAAACCTCAATGAAATGAACATGACCTTCAATGACCTGTCTGTTGACTGCTACAAGGTCGGTGGCTACTACGTTGTATGCAATGCCAACCTCGAAGACAGCGATGTCGCACTGGCATCTGAAATTCTGACAGCAATCGGCACAGGCATCGGTTATGCACTCGACAAGGCAATCCTGTACGGCAAGAATACAACCGCCCACAACAAGATGCCTCTCGGTGTTGTCTCTCGTCTTGCACAGACAGAAGCTCCGGCAGACTATCCTGTTACATCAAGAGCATGGGAGAATCTCTCTTCCCACATCGTCTCACTGACAGCTGCTCAGTCCAAGGATGTCACTCTGTTCCAGAACCTCGTCATCAACAGCGGTCTGATTGAAACAGACTTCAGCCGTGATGAAATCACATGGGTCATGAACAGCAAGACAAAGACAAAGATTGTCGCTGAATCCATGGCGAAGAATGCAGCTGGTGCTGTTGTTTCCGCACTGAACAACACAATGCCTGTTATCGGCGGTGGCATCGAGACACTGAACTTCATTCCCGACAATGTCATCATCGCTGGTCATTTCGATCTGTATCTGCTCGTTGAACGTGCTGGTAAGCAGTTCGCAAGATCCGAACATGTCAGATTCCTCCAGGATCAGACAGTCTTCAAGGGTACTGCCCGTTATGACGGCACACCGATTATTCCCGAAGGCTTCATGGTCATCGGTCTTGACGGCACAACACCGACAGCTGCAATGGACTTCGCATCCGACACAGCAAACGCTTGATAAAACATGGGGATACTTCGGTATCCCCTTTAATCTGAAAGGAGCATTGTTATGGCTGACGAAAAAACCTACACAGACGATGTACTGCTGACAATGCTCAAGCAGTCTCTTGAAATCATCACTGATTTCATGGATGCTGAAGCGAAGGCATCCAAAGATACCGAACTGAAATGGTACATTGACTCGGCACAGGAATTCATCACAAGAGAAGGTATTACCTTACAGGATACTATCGGTGATGCTACCTTGCAGGTTATGTATGCAATGTGGCTTTACGATAAGCGCAAAACCACAGGTTCAAAATACACATCGTACTACATTCAGAATATGCCCCGAATGCTCAGATGGAATCTCAATAACCGTCTGTTACAGGAGAAGGTGAACAAATGATTCTCGATAGTGGCACGATGTATGTATGCCAGTTGAGAAATATTGGCGAAGCCGGACACATGCCGAAAGAAGTGCTGTTTCCCATCAACAAGCACTGGTATCAAGAGCGTACAATCGGCATGTCAAGGCAGTACCAAGCACAGGGAGTCAACGAGCGTGTTGACCTTCTTGCTTATGTACACTATGATCCGAAAATCAGAGCCGGAATGTATATCGTAATTGGTGACAGAACGCTTGGTGAACAGATGGTCATCAGACAGGTTTCCAGTGTAATCGAAGAAAACACAAACCTTCGGTACACATCTTTATCAGCAGAAAGGCTGGATAAGAATTTCGATGTCATACCTAACTAGCTTAAAAAAGGTTGGCGATGCACTCGGAGAACTGCAACAGCAAGGACTGAGAGTGTATCACCACTGGCGGTTTGGT